GGTTCGCTCTCGGCCAGTACGTCTACTTCGACGGCGGCGAGGGAACGATCGAGCACCTGATGACCGACGGCGTCCTCGGTGTCGAAGGGTCGCCCTTCGCAATCTCCGCGTCGCCCGACTCGCCGGCCGCCTCGGTTCGCATTCACGACGACGGGCAGGCGACCGAGTTCACGGTCGGGAAGCGAGTCTCGGACCTGTCGGCGGATCCCATGGACGGAGGCGAGAACAATACCGAAACGCCTTCTCAAGCCGGCGGCCTCCGATTCTCTTCCGGTCAGCCACGCGATCCTGATGGAAAGTTCGCCGGCGGAGGCGGAGGCGGAGGTGGTTCTGTCGGGGCTGGCGGGTCGCCAGGTTCTGGAGCGTCCGGCGATTCGTCGCCGCAGGACGCCGGCATCGCGTCTTCGCAGAAGCAGCGAAAGGAGCGGCTCCGAGACAGGATCGAGGGCACGCAGGCCGAAGCCGATCGCGAGGTCAAGAAGGCCGAGAAGAAGCTCGCGGGCCTGAAGAAGAAGCATGACGAGATCAAGGCGAAGCTCGCCGCGATGGGAGACCCGTCGGCCGTTGCCAAGAAGGCATACGAGGACGGCCTCGCGAAGGCGAGGGACGAGAAGGAGAGCAAGATCGCCGCCGCCCGCCAGAAGTACGAGGCAAAGATGGCCGAGATCGCGAAGAAGTACGGAGGCAAGTGATGGCGTCGATCGACCTCAACCTTGACGCGCAGGAGCAGGACGCGGCAGAGCTGGAAATGCTACTGGCCGACCTTGTTTCCAGTGTGTCCGAGCTGGATCAAATCGAATCAGACCTCGACGCGTTCTCGAAGACGCTCTGACAGGAGTTGATGATGTCGAATCAGATCGAGACCCGCTACCTGGCCCAGGCCGGCGACCCAGACCTCGAGCTGCGGCTGGAGAGCCGCGACGACGGCCGGCCGGTGATCGTCGGAATGGCTCCTCCATGGAATCGCTGGTCGGTCGACCTGGGCGGATTCAAAGAACGCTTCATGCCTGGAGCATTCCGGAAGTGGCTCGACCGCTCGCCGAACGATCCGCGAGGGGCTGCCGACGTGGTCGCGAAATATAACCACATGGATTCCGCCGTCCTCGGCCGGACGACGAACGGCACGCTCCAGATCCAGGAGAACGAGAAGGGGCTCGTGTTCCGAGCGACCCCTCCGGTCGGCACGCCGACGACGGCCGAGGTCCTGCCGCTGATCAGGGAAGGCTATATCTTCGGCTCGTCTTTCGCGTTCTCACTGCCCGATCCTCGAGGCGAGACCTGGGACGAGGATCCCGCCGGCAACGTCACCAGGACGATCACCGACGCGGCGATCTTTGACGTAAGCCCAGTAACACACGCCGCGTATCCCAATAGTTCCGTCGGCCTTCGGTCCCTGTCGGCCTGGCGCGAAGCCCGAGGGCTCGTCCACCACAGGGCCGAGGGCCGCGGGCTCGTGATCTCGCTCGACTACGACCGGACGTTCACAGCGGCCCCTGGCCTGTGGCGGTCGTTCGTCGGCATGGCGACGGCAGCGGGTAACCGCGTTGTCTGTATCTCGCGACGCGAGGCGACCGACGAGAACCGCGAGGAGCTGCGGCTCGCGTTCGCGGACCTCGAGGTCGGCGACCTGATCCTTTGCGGGGCCGACACCCGGAAGCGCGACGCGGCCGCCCAGGCTGGGATCGCGGTCGACGTGTGGGTCGACGACTACCCCGAGGGAATCGTGGCGGCCCCGGCTCCTGCGGCTCGCTCGTTCAAGGTCTCGACACTCGCTGGATCGAAGGCTGCCGCCGCGGCCGCCGTCGCCCGAATGCGAATCAACGCCGGCTAACACGAGGACGCTATGCCTTCCGCTCTGACCGTTTCCGGACTCCTCCGGATCGACTGCGATCTGACGAACACGCTCACCGTCGGGGCCGTGTCGGACTCTTCCGTCGTGCTGGAGAATATCGCCTTCGCGAACGGGACCGGCGCGAGCCAGGCGAATATCTACATCAGGAAGTCGGGCAGCGTCGCCACCTCCGGGACCGATACGACCACGCTGTCGTCGGTGACGGTGCCGACCCAGTCGGGCACGACCTACACCGCGTCGATCGACAAGGTCCGACTGCTCTATGTGAAGAACACAAGCGCGGCCCAGTTCCTCGGGATCATGCTCGCCGACTCGTCGTCGACTCCTTACTGGAGCGCCGAGGTCCATCCCGGCGGCGTCCTGCTCTGGTCGGTCGGTGTGTCGAATGTCGAGGGCTCAGCGACGGCGACTCCGGTCGACAAGGTGATCGCGTATTCGATCTCCGGCAACACGCTGGCGGCCACCTACGACATGGTTCTCGTCGGAACGAAGACATGAGCCTATGCACGACCTGCGGCGGCCGCTGCCGCGTCGAGTCGAGCAAGCGGGCCGGCGACCGCCAGGTCCGTTACGTCGAGTGTCAGAGCTGCCGGCAGCGTCGCCGACAAGTGGTCCCGGCCGATCAAGTCTGGAGGCGGAAGCGATGAGCATCACGACCGTTCCGATCACCGAGGCCGTCGACCAGTCGGGCCTCCTCGACAAGATCACGACGTACATCGCGGCGGCGAAGGTCGCGGCCGCCGACGGCCTGACCTGGTCGGAGTTCGGCGAGCTGCTCCTCGCGCTCCTTCGGCTTGTCGTCTCGGCCCTCGACTCCGTGGCGACGCTCTCCGGAAAGGAGAAGAAGGCCCTCGCCCTCGACGCGGTCGCCAGGCTCTTCGACGCGGTCGCCGACTACGCGGTCCCGGTGACGCTCTATCCGATCTGGCTCGTGGCCCGCCCGGCCGTCCGGTCGCTGGTCCTGGCTCTCGCGGGCGGCGTGATCGAGCAGCTCCTTCCACTCGCGAGGCTCGCCCGATGATCGTCGCCCTCCTGATCGCTGCCGCGGCTTATGCGTTCGCCGGCGACAAGTTGAACAAGTACGTCGGCGACGTGTCGCTGCCGACCCTCGAACGGCGACACGTCGTCGGGGCTGCCCTGCTCGCGGCGGCCGCGTTCGCGTGGGGCTCGTCCGCTCCGCCGTCCCCGGCTCCGCAGCCGGCCCCCGGCCCGGCCCCCGGCTTCTCGCTCCGCGGGACGTTCGTCGGCCCCGACGCCTCGGCAGACGCTGCGACCGTGTCGGCCCTGATGGAGGAGTTGGCCTCAGAGATCGAATGGGATTCGATGCAGGCCGAGCCGCTGATCCGGACCGGCGTCGCCGTCGACGATCTCCGGCAGCGTGCCCGCGAGCTGCGGTGCCGAGGAGTCTCTCTCGGGGAGAAGCATCCGCGAGCCCGCGAGGCGATCAAACAACACCTGGACGCGACGGCCGGCACGTCCGGCGGTCCGCTGACTCCGGCCCAGCGGTCCGCGTGGGTCGCCGCATACAGAGACATCGCGAGGGCTGCCGCCGATGCCTCGCGCTAACGCTCTTCGCTGGCTCGCTGTCGCCCTGCTCCTGGGGCTCGCGGCCGCCGCGATTGTCGCCGGCCTCGGCCGAGGCCCCGGCCCTGCCGGTTGGCCGGGCGATGAAAACTTCGGCTACCGTCCAGACCCGCAAGGCGTCGAGCGATTCCTCGCGGAGCTGCCCCAGCCGCTGTTTCGCGACGCCGGAGCCGAGACGGTCCGCGAGGCGAAAGGCGTCGACACGTTCCTCTATCGCTCCGCGGTTCGCGCTCACCTGGCTCGCTACGGAAAGCCCTGGGTTTGCGAACGCCAGGGAATCGGGGATTGTGTTTCCTGGGGATGGGCTCACGGAGTCTGGATCGCCCAGGCCGTCGACTGGGAGACCGGTCGCCTGGCCGAGCCTCCGTCGTTCCCGAGCACCGAGGCAATCTATGGAGGCTCTCGCGTCGAGGCCCGAAACAAGGCCGAAGGGACTGGCGGCTGGTCCGACGGATCCTATGGGGCCGCCGCGGCTCGCTGGGTCCGCGACTGGGGCGTGATCTATCGCGAGAAGTTCGAACGCTACGATCTCACGAACTACTCCGCCGACCGTGCGAAGCAGTGGGGAAACTACGGATGTGGCGGCCAGGGAGACGGCGGGAAGCTCGACGCGATCGCGAAGAAGCACCCGGCCGCCCATGTCGCGCTCGTGACCACCTGGGCCGAGGCGGCCGCCGCGATCGAGGCCGGGTTCCCCGTGCCTGTGGCCTCGATGCAAGGATTCGCGAGCACGACCGACGCTCAGGGCTACGCGGCCGCGTCCGGCCAGTGGGCTCACCAGATGTGTTTCGTCGCGGTCCGCTACCAGGCGAACGGATCACCGTCGGACGCTCTCCTGTGTTTGAATAGCTGGGGACCCCGATGGATCACCTACCGCGGCAAGTTCCCGGCCGACCAGCCGGACGGCTCGTTCTGGGTAACGCGGCCCGTCGTGGAATCCATGCTCCGGGCGAAGGACTCATTCGCGGTCGGCTCGGTCAGTGGCTTCGGCTGGCGCGATCTCCACAACGGAAACTGGCTGACGCCGGCCCCGCCCGAAACGATCGCCGACTGGTTCGCTCCGCACACGTTCACACTCGCCCCGTGAGGATCGCCATGGATCGCCGCACGCTCGCCGCCGTCGCTGTCGCCCTGATCGTCGGCTACTGGCTCGCCTCGTCGCATGACATTACGCCGAAGCCCGCCGACCGGCCGGTCGTGCGGTGG